CCTCACGCGGACACCGCATGACCCCCACCCTCCTTCCGATGTCCGCTCTTGAACGCGCTGCTGCCGATGAGGTTCTGCAGGAGAATCTTGCGCGACTCTTTGTAGGCACTCCCGATCATGCCAAGGCGCAGGAGGAAGCAGCGGAAAGCGTATTTCTCGTTGTCCACAATCTTCTCCTTTGCCGTGACGCGCTTCTGCGTCCGTGCCATCAGGCAGAGCATGCTGATGAACTCAGCATACGCTTTTGCCGTCTCGTCGGTGATCGTCCCGTGCAGCCACGCGAAAGTAATGCGGTCATCCGTCAGCGTGTAGGTCGCTTCTCGGATGTCGAAAGCGTGCCGGATCAGCCGTCCCTTGCTCAGAAGAAGTGCATCGAGATTCTGCAGTGCCGTTTCGGTGAAAAGGCTGCGCGAAAGGCTGATGGAAAGGCTGTCCTCATCGGGTTCTGTCTCTGTCTCCTCTGCAGGAGATGCTTCTTTAGGTGTTTCCATCTGAATCTGCTCGTCTGCTTCCGTTTCTACTATGGTCGGCTCATCCGGAGCTGTTTCCGTCCGGCTCGACTCGATCTCTGCCGCATCAACTGCGGTAGGCTCTTCCACTGACGCCCCCGTCTGGATCGGATCATCTGCACCTGTGTCCGCGCAGGAAGCCTCGTTCTCCCCGTCCTCGGACGTGAAGCCCGCCTCGCGCAGTGCCGTGCGCACACGCGCCACCATCGCTTCGTCGGTGGCATCGTCGAAGCAAAGGCTGCCGTCCTTCGTGATCTCGAATGTGCCGACCTTGTAGGAAAAGCTCGGTGCGCCGCAATAGGCGGGCTTTTCGCCGAGTACCTTGCTGACCGCCGCGACCATCGCCTTACGCTCTTCCTTTTGGATGTTGTAATTGACCTTCATGGTGTTTTCCTCCTTTATGAACTTTGGTCATTACATTCATCACTCGTGTTGGAAGAATTAGCAAGCGGATTGTGTTGTATACACCGAATCACCGAAATGTGCAATTCCTGTAAGGACGTAGAACACACAAGGAAGTGCGACACCATTTCCCCACATCTTGTACTCTGCTGCATCAGAGTGCGGATTCCTCAGCCATCTGCGAATCTGCGTATCAGTCTTGGGTTTCTTCCCGCCCGTGATTTTTCGGTGCGTCTCAAAGACCTCACGCCAGAACATCATCTCTTCCTCAGTTGGCTCTTCTGTCCCAAGCTCCGCACACCATCCGTCGGGAAACCCCTGCAAACGTCCGCACTCGGTCGGTGTCAGTCGACGCACGGCATAGACGGGCTGATTCACGACCATCGGGTCTTTGAAGTCCCGCGCCATCAGCGTCGGGCATTTCTCCTTTGCAAAATGAGAGTGGCAGCCTGTGGTCATGGCATAGACAGCATGACGATCGGCAGTATTGAGCGTGAAGCTCACATTCTCTGCGATGCCACTTCCCTGCGGCCCGTTCTTCTCCTGTCGCCCGATCATCGAGCCTTGGATGGAAACAACGGCAACGCCGCCCTGACAACACGAGGGATTTCCACCATTCTTATCTACTGTCCGTGCCGTCTCCGTCTCATAGATGCCGGAGCGCGGATTGTCGGATTTCATGGCGTTGGACTGGAATGACGAGATTCCGTATGCCTGTACGTCCTTCAATACAAGCGGCTGATTGTTGCCGCCCGTTCCATAGTGGCGGAGCACGGTCGGACAGATTTTCAGAGGACCGTTGTACCGCGCATCCGAGCCGTGTGACTCGAATACGGCGGGAACGGTTTCGGCACGCAGCGTCGGAGACTTCTCCTCCGCATAGCCGATACTTCGACTATGTGCAGAATGCTCGGTACAGAAACCTGCGCTTACCCGCCCGCCTGACGTATGAGTGCCATCCGCAAACTCTCTGGCAGTGCCTTGCCACGAAGCGAAGCACGGCGCAAGATCCCAATGCACGCTTTCGGTGTCAAATAGTATTTGTCCGGCACTCGATCCTGCAAAATCTGCGACAAGGTAGATTCTGCGCCGACGCTGTGGAACTCCCCAGCCTTGTGCGTCCATGAGCCGGTAAGCAATGCTCCATCCGTCTCCCATGAGAATGTCTGCGTACGCCCATCCACCCTTTTGAGGCAAAGGCACCTCGGGTGCTTCCGGCTCTTTGATGCGGATGATTTCCGTGAGGACAGACTGGAAGTCTCGTCCCTCGGCACTTGAGAACGCTCCCGCGACGTTTTCCCACACGATGAATCTTGGGTATCTTCCATTCGTTGCACACCTCATTTCTCGGACGATGCGTACTGCTTCAAAAAAGAGTATGGATTCTGCTCCGTACAGCCCGTCCCTGCGTCCTGCAATACTGAGATTCGTACAGGGAGAGCCGAACGTGATGATGTCCACAGGCTCGATCTCATCGCCGTGAATCCGATGGATGTCTCCAAGATGTTTGACGGAGGGGAGTCGCTTTGTGGTGACGCGAATCGGAAATGGCTCGACCTCCGATGCCCACTTCGGCTCTATCCCCGCAAGAACAGCACCGAGTGTGAAACCCCCGCTCCCGTCAAACAAACTGCCGAGCGTCATCATTTCACAGAATGAGGGGAAGTCATGCGCTCGAGCATCTTGCCCGTCATCCAGATTGCACCGTCAATGACGAGCGGTAGGAAGATGCGGTCACGGAATCTGCACCATCCCGTCTCCTTCTCCGCGCTCTCGCGAAGTGCTGCCGTGTACGCCGCCGACACCTCACGCGCTGCAGGAAGCCCCTTCTCGTGCATCCAGAGGACGGTCGCTTCCTTCGCCTCCGTCCGCACAAAATCCCCCACATGATTCTTCAGTTCGTTTTGAATGTGTTCCAGTTTCATCTTCAACACTCTCCTTCATAGTCCGTTACCCCACGCGCAATGGCGCGGGCAAATTCATCCTGCCGGCTGCGGAGCAACTGCGCATCGCCCGCATGATCGATAAACGCAAGCTCCACAAGCACAGCGACCGCATCCGTGTTGCTCAAAACGTACAGACCGTTGACACCGGGCTTTGCCCCCTTCACGCCGCGATCCGTTGTACCAAGCGCATCCACAATCTGATTCTGGATGCACTGTGCCAGCTTCTCCCCTGCGCAGCTTCCGTAGAAGTGCCAGACCTCCGTTCCGTTTGCCGTGCCGTTACAGGCGTTGCAGTGAATGGAGATAAACACATCGGCATCCGCACGGTTGGAAGCCGAGACGACTTCATGCAGACTGTCGGATTGGAGACTTCCGACAACTTCTACACCTGCAGCAGTAAGATAGCCCGCCACAAGGTCGACGACATTCCTTGCAACGTCACATTCCCGCAGTCCAAAGCCACACGCGCCGGGGTCGGGATTTCCGTCCGGGGCATGACCCGGATTCAAAAACACTCGCATTATGCTTCCTCCTTTGCTTTCGGCACATCCTTGTAGGGGATGCGCTCTCCGTCACGCTCCAAAAGCACATCTTCGGCATTCCCGTCTTTGCTCTGAATGTACCTCTCAACAGCGACATCCACGAATTTCGCTTCAAGTTCCACGCCATAGCAGATACGCCCCAACTGCTCACAGGCGATGAGCGTTGATGCAGAACCGAGGAATCCGTCAAGAACGATACCATTCGTCTGCGTACACTGCTTGACAAGGTACGCAATGAGCGGCACGGGCTTCGAGGATGGATGTCCGCAGCCGTCCTTCTTCGAGTCCTTGATACGGTCGAATGCAAAGACAGTGGTCTGCTTCTGATCGCCGTACCATCTGTGCCGCCCGTCCTTACGCCATCCCCAGATGATCGGCTCGTGGATGTACTTCCAGTCCGTGCGCGTAAGAACCAGTCGGTCTTTCTTCCACACCAGTCCTGCACCAACTTTAAAGCCCGCATCTTCATAAGCGTCATGAAAGATGCGGGCTTTTGCTGTTGCATAGAAAACGTAGATGGAAGCGTCCGTCGCCATTGCCGAGTGGAATGCAGTAAAGGCAGATTTCAGGAAGTCGTAAGCGTCCTTGTCATTCAGATCGTCATTCTTAATTTTCCCGGAGGTACTTTCCAGAGCCACAAAATACGGCGGGTCCGTGCAGACAAGATTGACTTTCTCACTGCCGAGCAGACGCTCGTATGTATCCGGCAAGGTGGAATCTCCGCAGATGACACGGTGCTTGCCGAGATGCCACACATCTCCTGTTTTGGCGACACACGGCTTTGCGAGTTCTTCATCCACATCGAAGTCATCTTCCTGCGCCTCTGCATCATCCAATGAAAGCAGGTCTGCGATTTCGGACTCGTCAAAGCCTGTGAGCGCAATGTCGAAGTCCATTCCTTGCAAGGCTTCCATCTCGACGCGCAGCATCTCCTCATCCCAGCCCGCATCGAGTGCGAATCGGTTGTCTGCGAGGATGTATGCTTTCTTCTGTGCCTCCGTGAGATGATCGACGAATACGCAAGGAACATTCTCCATACCCTCCGCCCGTGCAGCCATAACGCGCCCATGCCCTGCGAGGATGCCATAGTCCTTGTCAATGATGACAGGACTGACAAATCCGAACTCCCGCAAACTGCCGCGCAGCTTGTTGATCTGCTCGGGCGAATGCGTCCGCGCGTTGTTCGCGTATGGAACGAGTTTGCTGATTGGAACGAGCTTCATCTCGCTTGTTGTTTTGTTCAACCAAATCCCTCCCTACTTTCTCGAACGCAGCAGACGCTCCATGCGATCCTCTTGCGGAGAGCCGACGAATGTGGTGGTGCAGTTCTGCTTTACGATGTCGAAAATCTCATACCAGAGCAGATTGGACTGTTTCTGGAATGCCTGCCCCATCTGAACAAAGGGGCTTGCTATTGCCCCTCCGGTGGTCGGATGCTTGCCGATGAGCCCGTATTGACTCATTGCCTCCTCGCACTGGATAAAGCGGGCAAATGCCTGCGCGTAGCTTTCAATCAGGCGAGGATTCACGAGACGCTCACAGCCGCGCTCCTTGAGCCACAGCCACGTCTCGCGGAAAATCTCGTCTGCACCGAGCGGCTTTCCATTCCGCTGTCGCGCAGACAGGAACTCGCTCGGGGTCGGCATCTCCTCACCGTAGAGGTCGGCGGCATCCACAAGGTCTGTGCCGTCCAGTTCTGTCATGGGGAACTCCATAATGTGCGCCGTGCGCCCTCCCTCGATTTTATCTGCGAGTGGCTCGGGTTTATCTCCCGCCCGGATGCGCCGTCCACCACGATTTGTTCCGTCACGCGCCATCTTCTCGCCCCCTTTCCCTTAATACCCTGTTTGAACCGACGTTTTTGTGCGTGCGCCCCCTCCCCGGTCCAGTAATGGCGCGGTTTTAGAGATTTGAGCACCCCCTGGGGGTCTAGCGGTCGCCACTGCCACGTTGGTGAATCCGCTCATGGCACGATACGCAGAGCGACATCAAATTGCTCGCGTCATGCGTGCCGCCGTCGGCAAGAGGTCTGATATGATGGACGAGCGTTGCGCGAACGTATCTCCCCTGCTCTTTGCATTTCTCACAGAGAGGATGCCCTGCCAAATGACGATCACGAATCCTGCGCCACGCGCTGCCATACCTCTCGTACTGATCGTACCCACGCGTGAAATGGTCATAGTGTCGCTGCATAACTTTTTCGTGCGCCTCGCAGTAGCAGCTTTTTCGATCTGAAAGATTCGGACAGCCCGTCATGCGGCAGGGGCGCTTCGGTTTTCTCGGCATCACTTCACCTCCATTACGGCATGAAAAAACCTCCGCAGGGATTGCTCCCATTGGAGGTCGAGCCTTTAAGCATACTTTTCATAACACCATTTTACCATGTCAACACTGGAACTCAAGAGAATTATAGTGAAGTCTTTTTGCGGGGTGGCTTATCTCTCTGCAAGAATCTTATCGACGGCTGCGAGGGCTTTGGAATGGAGAATATGCACCCAACGAGACGTGTAGTGCATCTCGCCCGCAATCTCATCCCACGACATGAAGCTGAGATACCGAAGTTCCAACAGCATGAGGGCATTCGCGTCCTGTACCTTGCTGATGGTCGCCATAACCTCACGCTTCAAATCCACCAAATGATCGATGTCATCGTTGATCTCATTCTCCAAGTCGACAATCTTGTCGATGGTATCCGCCAAGCGATGGACATTCCTCGTGCCGCTGACAGGCTCCGTTCCCATTGTGGAGGTGGCTCTAGTGGCAAGATCACGCAAGGAGTCCACTTGACGAAGCTTGCTGTTGACCCGTTGATCAATACGGTATGCCTGACTGAGATACTCTTTTGCTGTCACACAAATTCCCCCTCTAGCTGTTGAAGAAGCCATTCTCCGTTTATACTCGTCAACTGTCCGAACCATGCGGAACGAAAGAACCGCTCCGTGTCGCTGCGCATCGCCATCGCCTCGACATTCTCTGCCGCTTTGCGAAGAACCGTCCGCGCCCACCGATAATCCTTTGCCGCCTGTTCGATGATTGCATTGGCAAGAACCTCACAGTTCATCATGGGAAGCCACCTCCAGATTCGCTTTGACGGCATCAATCAGAGCCGTCTGTGTCTTGTCCTTTCGTTCAAGTGCCTGCATAACATTCTCATCCATCGTCCCTGCTGTGATGATATGGTGGATAACCACAGTCCCCGTCTGCCCCTGCCGATAGAGACGCGCATTGGTCTGTTGGTAGAGTTCCAAACTCCACGTCAGACCAAACCAGATGAGCGTCGAACCGCCGAACTGAAGGTTGAGTCCATGTCCCGCACTCGCTGGATGAATCACGGCGATTGGGATTTTGCCCGTATTCCAGTCCGCAATATCTGCACTCGACCGAATCTCTCGAACAGGAATCCGCGCCTTGATCCTCTCAAGATCATGCCGATACCAGTACGCAACGAGTACGGGCTTTCCATTCGCACTCTCGACAAGATCTTCGAGTGCATCCAGTTTGCGGTCATGCAGGTGGACGGATTTTCCGTCCTCCGTATAGACCGCTCCGTTCGCCATCTGGAGGAGCTTCCCGGAAAGTGCCGCCACACTGACGGCATCAATCTCCGCAGTACCAAGGGAAACCACCATGTCCCGCTTCATTCGGTCATAGAGTTCCCGTTCACGCTCATCCATAGCGACACGCACGCTATTAGAGATGATCTGCGGCATTTTGAGATAGTCCTTGGATCGCATGGAGATGGTAATGTCCTCAATCCGTCGGTAGATTTCATCCTCCGCACCCTCGCGCGGCTTGTAGCTGAACACCATCTGTTGATTCCGTTTGTCGGGAAGGAAAAAGTCATTGCGGTAATGGGAGATGAATCTGCCGAGCCGCTTGCCCATATCCAGAAGACGAAACTCAGCCCAGAGATCCATGAGTCCGTTTGCCGACGGTGTTCCCGTCAGCCCCACAATCCGTTTGACCGAGGGACGTAGCTTCAAGAGTGCACGGAACCTTTTCGCCTGATGAGATTTGAACGATGACAGTTCATCTATGACGATCATATCAAAATCCAACACTGCGCCGCTCTCCTCAATCAGCCACTTTACATTTTCTCGGTTGATAATATACACATCCGCATGCTGCATGAGTGCCGCCGTCCGCTCCCTTGGTGTTCCCATAACCACAGAGGCGCGGATGTTTTTCGTGTGTTCCCACTTTATGATCTCCGACGGCCATGTATCTCGCGCCACACGCAGCGGAGCGATAACGAGCACCTTGCCGATCTCAAAGAAGTCATGCAGGAGTTCCTCGATTGCCGTAAGCGTGACGACTGTCTTCCCAAGCCCACAATCCAAGAAAATCGCGGCTTCCTTGTGATGCAGGATAAAATCCTTGGCGTATGTCTGGTAAAAATGCGGTTCATAGCGCATTGATAATTCCTCCGATTTCTTCTTTCCCATCGACCACATAGACCTTGAATCCGAGCGCACGCAGCTGCTCGATACGCCGCACCTGCAAGGGGCGCGGCTTCCTGCTCGGAGCCTTAAGTTCCATAAAGCACATCTTGCCGCCCGGCATGAGCACAAGTCGATCCGGTACACCTGCACATCCCGGAGATATGAACTTCAGTGCAAGTCCACCGTGCGATTTTATGTATAACCTAGTGAATTTTTCCAAATCTGATTCACGCATTGAGATTCCTCGCTTTCCAGATTTCTTGTGATAGTGGTGTGTGTCACCGCCTATACTATATATAA